ACCATCCTTGACCCGTTCATGGGCAGCGGCACCACCCTCCGTGCAGCCAAAGACCTACAGCGCAAGGCAATCGGCATCGAGATCGAGGAGCGGTACTGCGAGATTGCCGCCAAGCGGCTCGCCCAGGGAACTCCCCGAAAGGAAATCAAAACAAAGGTTGATTTGAAGAACGTCCAGCCTGGATTTGGTCTCATGAGGAACCTTTCACAATGAAGATAACAGCGAACAGAGCTGACGCACTACAGTTCCTGATAGAAGGAACCGTTGCGTTGACAGACGTGCAAGCCAATGGTATTCACATTGATGTAGAGTACTGCGAGCGGATGATGAGGACGATGAAGAAGCGGATCATCGCACTGAAGGAGGATTTGGAGAGTACAGACGAGGTGAAGACCTGGAAGAAGATATACAGGACCAAGTTCAACATAGATGCGAACGCTCAGTTGGCCCGGGTCCTGTTTGAGGAGATGGGACATGAGCCTGTTCGCGTGACCAAGACCGGGAAGCCGTCTGTGGACGAGGAGACGCTGGCAACACTGGACATTCCCTTTGTCAAGCGGCTCCTCGAACTTCGCAAGCTACAGAAGGCACGCAACACGTACTTCGCCAACATCGTCCGGGAGACGGTGGACGGAGTTCTCAGACCCGTCTTCAACCTACAACTTGTCAAGACGTTCCGAAGCTCGTCTGACGCTATCAACTTCCAGAACATCCCCGTGCGTGACCCGAAGATTGGCAAGCTCATACGCAGAGCGTTCAAGGCTTCTCCCGGTCACCAGCTTGTGGAAGTAGATTACAGTGGTGCGGAGGTTCGAGTGGCGGCATGTTACCACGAGGACCCAGTGATGATCGCCAACATCATCGACCCGGAACGAGACATGCACAGAGACGCTGCTGCTGAGTGTTACAAGTTGACAACTGCGGAGATGACCAAGGCGATACGGTACTGCGGCAAAAACAAGTTCGTGTTCCCGGAGTTCTATGGTGATTACTATGCCAGCTGCGCGGCCAGTCTCTGGAAGGCTATTGCTTCAATGGACCTGAAGACCAAAGCAGGACTGCCGCTGAAAGACCATCTCCGCTCTCAAGGCATTACTCACCTCAAGCAGAGACGAGACGCGACTGGGAAGCCGATGAAGGACCCGGGGAGCTTTGAGCAGCATATCCGGAAGGTTGAAAAGAACTTCTGGGAGGTCCGCTTCAAGGTATATAACGCATGGAAGAAGAAACATTACAACGCATACCTCAAGCGTGGATACTTCGACATGGCCACGGGCTTCCGTTGTAGTGGCGTGATGAAGCGGAACGATGTGATCAATTATCCGGTACAGGGCGCAGCGTTCCATTGCTTGCTTTGGTCGCTGATCCGTCTCAACGATCTGTTCCATGACAAGGGACTGAAGACCAAGATTGTCGGACAGATCCATGACTCAATCGTAATGGATGTCAAGCCGTCCGAACTCGCCAGCGTTCTTGCGTTGTGCCGCTGTGTGATGTGTGATGAGGTCCGGGAGCATTGGGACTGGATCAAGATACCTTTGGAGATTGAAGCTGAGGTTGCGCCTGTAGATGGGACGTGGTATGACAAGAAGGAGGTAGTGTTGTGAAAAGACGTAACCGAAAACCCGCAGTGTTTCATAAGCAGAAAGGAGATTGGCATGATGTTGGTTACACGGCTTGTGGTCGTGTCTATCGTGTAGGACTGGAGTTCAAATTGGAAAGCGCATATCACTGGAAGCACGTGAACTGTTTGTGTTGTTTGAAAACAAGGAGAGTGAAATGAGAAAGTTCCTGAAATGGCTACGAGATTTCATCAACAAGATACGGGACCGGAAAGAAGAACCCGTGCCTGATCTTCCAGAGCCGATACCGGAACCAAAGGAACCGGACGTGGAAGAAGCACCCGTGGAGAACGCGAAGCCGGGAACAGGCAGTCAGTTCTTTCTCTGGAAGCCTATCAGCGAGTCAACGCGAACGTGCGTGGTGTTACTCCCCAGCCGTCTTCGTCCCAGCAAGCTCACGCTGGTCACGGTGAACGGTAGCAAGAACGCGATACATTCAAAGACTCTCGCTGGCTGGCCGCCAGCCGATGACTTCATCTGGGCCAACGGTGATCGCATCCATTTGTATCTCAACTCCCCGGGAGTTGTGTATGGTCGCGACATCAAGCTGGCGATCACTTACAACGGAAACACCCACACCATTCATATACCAGACGGGGACAAACGTGTTGAGTTCCCAGTTGGCGACTGAACCAAACAAAAGAAGGAGAACGACAAATGCCGCTACAACTTGATTACAGACCAAAGAGCCTTTCAGAGGTTGCCGGGAACGCTGACACCATCAAGGCTCTGGAAGCCATCTTCACTGAACGGCTCCCGGAGGACTTGCCACATGCATTCCTCCTCACTGGACCTTCAGGAACCGGGAAGACAACATTGAGCCGCATCCTGGCGAAGATGCTCAAGTGCTCAGACCGGGATTTCAAGGAGCTGGATTCAGCGGACTTCCGTGGCATCGACACCGTGAGGGAGATACGGAAGAACTTGCGCATGAAGCCAATGAACGGTCCATGTCGTGTATGGCTTCTGGACGAGTGTCACCAGCTGACGAAGGACGCACAGGAGGCATTGTTGAAGGCTCTTGAGGATACTCCCGGCCACGTCTTCTTCATTCTGGCGACTACGGACCCGGAGAAGCTCAAGGTGACGCTGAAGAGAAGGTGTGCCCACTTCACTCTCTCTCCGCTCACGGAGAAGTCCATCATCAGTCTCATGACCCGGATATGTCGTGCAGAGAAGGTGAAGCCGCCAGAGGAGGTCTTGGACAAGATTGCGGAGGACTCCAGCGGCTCCCCGGGCATTGCGCTCTCCATACTGGACAAGGTCATTGACCTCAAACCAGACGACATGCTGGCTGTAGCCGAACAGTCAGCCCGGGAGCTGAACGAAGCGATTGAGCTTTGTCGTGCGTTGATGAAGAAAGCTCCCTGGAAAACCGTGTCCAAGATTCTCAAGGGACTCGAACAGCCGCCAGAGTCCGTTCGCAGAGCCGTCTTGGGCTACATGTCCAGCGTTCTTCTGAACAGCGGGAAGCCTGCAGTGTTCGATGTAATGACCTGTTTTGAGAAGAACTTTTTTGACACTGGGAAGGCTGGACTGGTAATGGCTTGCTTTGAAGCCTCATCGGAAGGCTGATCAGGTTCGTATAGTATCCCAGACACTACCACAGAAGGAGAAACGACAATGCAAGAACGTGAATTCAATTACGAAGAAGAACTGAGCATCAACCCAGATGCGCTCGATGTCGAATGGTTGGCACAGCCGTCTCTGTTTATGAAGTACGCTGAAGCCGCTTCCGAAGCTCGTCATGCAATGGACGAAGCGAAGGAGAACGTGGACCTGGTCAAAGCCGAAGTGGACAGGGAGATACGTCAGGACCCGGGAGCCTTTGGACTGGAGAAGACAACTGAAGGTTCTATCAGTGCTGCCGTGCTCTGTCACGAGCGTTATCAGGAAGCGATTGAGAAGTACAACCAGTCCCGTTTCCAGAATGACCTCCTCATGAATGCTGTCAGAGCGTTCGACCAGAGGAAGGTTGCATTGGAGAACCTCGTGAAGCTCCACGGCCAGTCGTACTTCTCAGGACCATCGGAGCCGCGCAACTTGGGAATGGAGTGGGACAAGCGGGTGAAGTCTTCTTCCGCACGCTCCAAGGTGAAGGACCGTTTGAACAAAGGAGACGATGACGAAGACGACAGTGGCAAGAAGAAGCCGCGCAGGAGAAGGAGAACAAGCTGAGGTTGGGTGTTGACGAGATTTGAAACAACAGAGGAGGAATGAACATGGCGAGACGTAACAAAGAAGGTGGACGGAAGAAAATGGGCAGCAAGGTCAAGGACCGTGCTGACAGACGGAAGAACCTGAACAGCGGTTCATCCACGCTGGCGATACCTGACGGTGTCGAGAAGTGGGCACCGGAAAAGGGAACAACCCAGTTGGACATCCTGCCCTACGTTGTGACATCGAAGAACCACCCGGAAGTCAAAGCCGGGGAGCTGTGGTATCAGCGCACGTACTTCGTTCACATGAACGTGGGACCGGAGGACAAGTGGTTTATCTGTCCAAAGAAGACCGTGGGACTGCCTTGTCCGGTCTGTGAGGAGTACAACCGTGTCCGCAAGGACGAGTCCGCTGACGAGGACGAAGTCAAAGCACTGAGACCGAAAGAACGCGAACTGTTCAACGTGGTCGTGCTCTCCAAAGACAGCGGTGATGGAGAGATTCAGTTGTTTGACTACAGCTACCATCTGTTTGGCAAGCAGCTGGAAGCGGAGCTGAGGGACGAGGACAACGATGATGACTGCGCATCGTTCCCGGAACTCGAAGGTGGCAAGACAATCAAGGTCCGCTTCGCAGAGAAGAAGCTGGGCAAGTCCTCCTTCCTGGAAGCCGACAAGTTCACGTTCGTAGACAGGGATGACTATGACGAGGAGATGCTGGACAAGGTGATGGACCTCGACACGCTGTTGAAGGTCCCGTCATATGACCAACTCCAGAAAGAGTTTCTGGGGATGGACGCAGACGCAGACGCTGGCGATGATGGCGATGGGGACGATGATGGAGACGAGGACCCCAAGCCGAAGAAGAAGTCACGCAGGTCCTCCAAGCCCAAGCCCAAGCCTGAACCGGAAGACGATGACGATGATGGCGATGACGGGGACGATGACGGGGACGATGACGGGGACGATGACGGGACTGAATGCCCGGCTTGCGAAGGCTCTGGCAAATCCTCCCGGGGAAAGAAGTGCGTGCCTTGTAACGGCTCTGGTCGCATCGAAGACGATGATGGCGATGGAGACGATGACGGGGACGATGATGGCGATGACGGGGACGATGATGATGACGATGAGCCGCCAGCCAAGAAGAAGTCCAACAAGAAGTCCTCGAAGAAGGACGATGATGATGACTTCGGGGACGATGATGACGGCTGGGACGATGATGACGGGGACGATGACGGGGACGATGACGGGGACGATGATGGCGATGACGGGGACGATGATGATGACGATGAGCCGCCAGACAAGAAGATACCACGCCGCAGGGCAGGTTATCACCGCAGTTGACATGCAATGGTCCCGGGGAGTTCAACGCTCTCCGGGACCAACTTGAGAGAACACAGATGCCTCGAACAACAAAGACGAAACGCCCATTGGCCGATCAAATCCGAAACAAGAAGCCTAAACAGGAGGAGCCAGCACCGGACCTCCTGTTGGTTCCATCCGGGTCCACCCTCCTCAATCTGGCTTGCTCCGACAGTAGTGACGGAGCCTTCGCAACCGGGACGATGGTCAATATGATTGGCGACAGTTCCGCTGGAAAGTCCTTTGAAGCCCTGACCATGCTCGCTGAAGTGGCGCACATTGAACTCTTTGACGAGTACAGACTCATCTATGACGATGCAGAACACGCGTCACAGTTCGACATAACCACTTTGTTTGGAGAGAAGACGGCTGAGCGCATCGAACCTCCGGAGCTGGATGACGATGGTGAACCGCTCCCCAGCGATACCATTCAGGACTTCCAATCCAACGTCATGAAAGCGTTCGAGAAAAAGAAACCATTCATCTATGTACTGGACTCCTTCGATGCGGTTACATCCGTTGAAGAACAAGCCAAGCTCAAGAAGACGATGGATGCCCGGAAGAAGGGTGAGAAGGCTGCTGGGTCCTATGGTATGGAGAAGGCGAAGATCAGCGGCCAGATACTCCGAATGATCGTCAGCCAGTTGAAGCGGTCTCATTCCTTCATCCTCATCGTCTCCCAGACCCGTGAGAACATTGACCCAACGAGCTTCACGAAGAAGACCCGGAGTGGAGGACGTGCGCTGAAGTTCTACGCCAGTCACGAGATATGGTTGGCTGTCGCGAAGAAGCATTCCAAAGGTCCGGAGAAACGGAAGCGAATGATTGGCATTGATTGCAAGGCCAAGGTCTCCAAGAACAAGCTCACCGGGAAACTACGCAACGTGGAGTTCCCAATCTTCTACAGCTATGGAATTGATGACATCGGGAGCTGTGTGGACTTCCTCGTTCAAGAGGGACATTGGAAGACATCGAAGCTCTCCATCATCGTCCCTGAGATGAAGTTCAAAGGGAACCGTGCGTCACTGATCAAGAAGATTGAAACGAGTCCGCGCAATGTCGCACGCTTACAGAAGCTGACTGAACGAGTTTGGAACAAGATAGAAGCATCACTGAACCTGAACCGCAAGAGGAGATACGAATGAAAGTGTATGAGCTGAGAGAGAAGCTGGAACTGATTGAAGCGCAAGAGGGTGGCTACATCGAGAACCACGAGGTGGACTTGTACTTTGCCGGCACCATTGACGGAGAAGCCGTGAAGATCAAAGTGGACGTCACTGATGTCGCTTTGAATCGCACCGTGGCTGGTCCCCAGAGAATCACGCTTGTTGGAGAAGCTGAATGACCAGACCATTGGGCAGAGTCCAACAAGCCGTTCTTGAATCACTTCGAGAGCACGGTGGCAGATGGAAAGAACGGGGCATTGCCAGCGGATGGGTTTGGGGTTCAGCCGGACACACTGCCAAAGTCTTGGACAGCCTTGTGAAGAGAGGACTGGTCACCAAGAGCAAAGACAGATGGTATAAAGACAACACATGTCCTACGTGTGGAAGAAGGAGAGGTGTGAAATGAAGAAGGGAGGAGGAGCGAACAAGGGTGCCAGCTTCGAGAGGAAGATGGCTAAGCGTCTCTCCATGTGGGTGACGAACAACGAGCGGGATGACGTGTTCCATCGTTCCATCGGCTCCGGAGGTTGGGCTGGCGTGAGGTCCCGGAAGGGCAAGTCAGCGACTACCAATCACGGAGACCTTCAAGCCATCGACAAGGTGGGTGAGCCGTTCATCTCTCTCGTCACTGTTGAGATCAAGAAGGGATACGGGAAGTGGAGCGCCATGGACGTCATTGACCAGCTTCCGAAGAAGCCCAACCAGAAGAAGCGTGCGCTGCAAGACGTGGAGAAGTTCCTCACCCAAGCAATGGAACAGACAGAGAACTCTCCCACAGCGGAGTATCCAATGATCATCGCGCAACGTGATGGTCGGAAGCCAGTTGTGATCGTTGAGTCCAGACTCGTCCGAGACATACACGATGATGAGGAGCGTTTCTGCTACGGATGCAAGCCCAGGTCCGTCATCTTCAAGGCCTGTAAGATGAACTGGCGTTTGTTCTCGCTGGAAGCGTTCCTGAACTGGGTCCATCCCGGCTTCTTCACGAATGCTTGGAACGCATACCTTGTCGAGATGAGGAAAGAGGACTCACGATGAAGAGCACGTCCACGTTGACTCAATTCGTTTTCGTTCTGTACCTGTCGCTGGCTTTGGTCTTCACGAAGCTCGTGGCGATGCCTACATTGGCCGTTGTCGCCTTGTGGGTCATCTTCGTTGCTCTCGCGTTCGTTCACTCGTGCGCGGTCTGGGAGAGGAGTCAGCTGTTACAGAACATCGATGACCTGAAGAAGGCTCTCCAGGCTCTCCATGAAGCGGTTGAGACCCACGCCCTGCACGAACTGGAAGACGGCAGACCAACTTTCCATTGAGGTGAATCATGATCAGATCATTACACGTTCAGAACTTTCAGAGCCACAAAGACTCTCACCTGGAGTTCGAGCCGGGAGTCAATGTCATCATCGGTCCGTCTGACTGCGGCAAGACGGCTTTGTTCAGAGCCTTGAACTGGGTTGTCAACAACCGTCCCACTGGCACTGCTTTCCGCAGCCGTTGGGGAGGTGAGACCCGGGTGGAAGTGGAACTGGACGAAGGACTCCACGTCATCCGGACCCGGGGAAAGAGTCTCAACCAGTATGCGCTCATTGCTCCCCAAGAAGACGGAGAGCCACTGGAGGTTACTTTCAAAGCCGTTGGCACCGCTGTACCAAACGAGATTGCGGTGGCCTTCAATCTCAATGACATCAACGTACAGAGTCAGCTTGATGCTCCGTTCCTCCTGTCGGACTCTCCCGGTGAAGTTGGGAAGCGGCTCCAAGCCGTTGCGAACCTCGAAGCCATTGGCATCTCCTTCTCGAAAATTGCCATGATGATCCGGACGGAGACCTCACGTGGGAAGCTCTTGAAGGAGAACATACAGCAACTACAGACGGACCTCGTTCAATTCGAGGGACTGGATGCGATGAGCGGTGAGTTGGAAGTCCTCGAAGGGAAACAGAAGTACATTGGCGTGGTTCAGACCGAACAGAGTGACATCCACCGCTTGGGAAAGAAGATCATTGCGTCACGACAGAAGGTGGAACGCTTCCAGAGCGTTCTCGTACACGATGATGAACTCAAGCGGCTTGAAGCTCTGGACAAAGAACTCGAAGCCCATGAAGGGATAACAGAGAGCCTTTCCAAAGCCATTGAGCGCATCGAGCGGAAGCAACAGGCACGAGAGCGTTGGGAGAAGAAGCTACACGCTGCCCAAGCTGACTTCAAGGAGTTGATGCCGGACGTTTGTCCACTGTGCCAACAGGAGGTTCCCAAGTGAGGATATTGCGAATTGAATATGCTGTGCCAGAAGCTCTCGCTGACCGCTGGTTCAAGACCGGATCGTTGATGACGGAGTTCCTGGACCTCGCAGCCACGGTGAAAGGGAAGGACGTGCCATTGAAAATGATTCGTGGCTTCCTCTCGCACGAACAGATATCAGCAGCTGAAGTTTCCCGGATATGGAAACAGACAGATGAAAGGAAACACCGTCATGAGTAGGACAACAACACCGAAGAAGAAGACCACGCGCAAAGCGGACCTCATCCTGTCGGCTGACTGGCACGTGCGTGAAGATACTCCCGTGTGCCGCTCAGATGATTACCTGGAAGCGATGGGACGCAAGTTCCAGTACCTCCGGGAGCTGCAACTCAAACACGATTGCCAGGTGGTAGTAGCTGGGGACGTATTCCACAAAGCGAAGCCGTCACCGTTCCTCATCGGATGGGCTATGTCTAACCTGCCTCACGCCAGCGTCATAGCCGGGCAGCATGACCTTCCGAACCATAACCTGGGCCTGTTCCGTAAATGTGGCTTATACGTCCTGGAACTCTCCGGGTGTTTATCCGTACTGGGTCAGGGGAGATCACAGCACCTCGCATCATCTAGCTGTGTCCTTCAGGGCTTCCCTTGGGGAGTCTCCCCGGAGAAGCCGCAGGAGCCGCCAGAGGAGTGGGGACCGCTCCCGGACGGGACGAGGAGAGTGGCCCTGGTTCACGTGCTGACCTGGACCCGGAAGAAGCCCTGGCCTGACATCGAAGCCGACATGGCTGGGAAGGTGCTCCAGAAGTTCAAAGGGTTTGATCTGGTCGTCACCGGGGACAACCATCAGAGCTTCACGGTGGAGCACAAGGGACGGTTGCTGGTGAACCCGGGGAGCCTCCTGCGGAGTACGGCCGACCAAGCGGACTTCCGACCACGAGTGTATCTGTGGTATGCGGATACCAACACGGTGGAGCCTGTGTACCTTCCGATTGAGGACGTGATCAGCCGGGAGCATCTGAA